CTTATCGGAACGGGGTTTGATCTAGCGTGTAGATTTGTTTTGGCTTCTTTTCATTCAAAGCATCTGGATTGTTGTATCGGAGATGCATAATGAATTGCTTTAAAAAATGATTAGGAGTGATTTTCCAAAAGTCATCCATGCTTAATCCAAGCAACGTATTACCGACATAAAAATAAAAATCCCAATCCAATTCGGACTGAGATTCTTCATTTTCATTCAGTATGTTTTTTACTTTTTTTCTTGCTTCAGCTTCTCCATATCAGAATTCTGGAAAGTTTGGCCACTGAAAATTTCGTATACAACGATGAAGATGTCAGGTAAATCATTCATAGGAATAGCACCTTTAATTTCATCTAATGTACATTCCGTACCACCACTACGTACCATCGCATAAATTAATGCACGCATCAATTTCGCTTCATTTTCTCCCAGGCTAAATTGACCTTTAGCTAACATATCATTCATTTCTTTTTCAAATTCATGATAAGGTGTTCCAAATGCTTCTTCCACATAAGGAAAAGATTCAAAAGTAAAAATAACAGGGATTGAGACACCCTGTATCTTAATGCTATTTCTAGTTATATTTACATTTACTAAATCACTTAAACGTGCCATAATTACCCTCCTTATTTACCTGTTTGAGTCGTTCCACCTAGCTGCGCTAGTTGAGATTCATCACAAATCACTTGTTTTAGGAAATCTTCAGCTTTAATTCCCTTCGCCTCTGGATCACCAGTATCCAATTCAGCTTGTGTTACATCATTAAATAACAATGGATCTGCTGTAATTGTGTAAGCAATGTCATCCACAGTCATTTCATCACCTTGTGTTTTCCAAGATTCCTCTACTGGAGCAACTGTACATTTTGGATACCAACGTAATATTTTTGTTCCATCATTTAAAGGGAATACAACACCTACTGCGAACTTTGGATACTCTTTCGCCTTCGCCGTTTCAAAAGACACGCCTTTTTTACGTGTTTTAGCAAAGATTTTATCTTTCACTTCACGATTTAGACCAGCAAGATTAAAAGCTAATCCAAACGCTGTATTTTTGACAATGTTAATAATTTTTTTGTTAGATGCCCACTTTGTAAAATTAGTAGAGGTAGTGGAAATCGTTAAATCAGAAATATTCGTTTGTCTATAAACAATATCCTCATAAGTTGGTAGTGCACTAGAAGTTTCATTTCCCTTCATCAAGCATAGATATAAATCTTCAATCCCTACAGAATATTGAATTTCTTTATTTTCAATTGTCATGCATATCATCCTCACATTCTATTCATTATTTTTTGTGCCATAATATCAGCAATTTTATCCCCTTCTGCATCGAAGGTATTCTGAACAAAGTGTTTTCCTTTCACACGCCCCTTACCTTTTGCTTTTTTGTGGCCATGTTCAACTAAATACCAATACCAAGCTTCATCTTTAAATTCCAGATACACGATCATCTTTCACAATAACCTTTAGGCTATCCCTTAAATGTGTCCGCTTGTTTTTATTGGATGCTTTGATTTTGGGTTTTAATTTACTAGCAAAATACTTGGCTGCTTCATCTAATACATCCAAACTTACTTTTTTATTCACCCGTAATAGCGTATTAATATCTTCTAAAGCTTCGGCAAAGCCATTGTTATTTGAAGCCATTACTGGATACACCTCACATACGTTATAAACTGCGTAATAGTGTCGTCATTCTCGTCATAACCCATTCCGTCAAAATGAGAATAAGACACGCCTACTTCATTAAAAACAGCCTTTAATGGCTCATAATCTTTTTCAGTTCCATTTGTGATAACTGCAATTTGATAAAGTGGCATATCCTTTATAACTTTATTAGAAGCTCTTTTCTGTTGCTCATTCACAAATTCATACACAATGTAAGGATAATTTGCTGTTGTAGGTGCACTATCACGATAAACTAGTATACCCGATTTCTTCATGATGTCTCGTAACTCTTGAAAGCTAATTTGCATAGGACAATGACACCTCCATCAATCGATCTTCTTCACGTACATAAATACGCTCAATATCATAGATACGGCCACCCACTTTTACACGATAATCCTTTTGGTTGTTTTCAATATCACGATCAATACGAACTTCAATCTTCTTTACAATTTCATTCGTATCTTTCGTTGTAAATTTATCAGTGGCCGTAACTCCAATGTTGTTATAACGAATTTTCCGTTCTAATGGATATCCCATTACAACTCGGTCATTTTCCGGATCAATGGTTTCCCCTAATTTAAGTAGCTCTCCCATCCATTTGAGTTTATTCGTCTTTCTCTTCATCGACATAAACCTCCTGGACAAAGAACGGTGTTAAAGCATCAAGTGCCTGTTCTAATTCTTTTTCAGAGACTCTGTAATCATAGATAATACCGGCGACCATAATAATTAAATACTCGGTCTGTTTACCTGTCGCATTCTTTACGTAAGTCTTTGCTTGTTCAATATAAAAAGAGAGCAAAGAATCATCCATGCCCTCTTCCCAATGAATATGAGATTTTAATTTCTCAATTAAATCTTCCATATTAAGCACCTGATGTAGTTTGACCTTTCAAGACGTACTTATAAACTGGGACTTCAAATGGAGAATGAATTAATTGAGCATCTAGTAAGTTCCAGATACGGAAACCTACACGGTTTGTACGTGAGAATAACTCAACTAACTTTTGTACTTCTAGTGATCCAATAACATCTTGAATATAGAACTTAGAGAAATCACCGAAATAGAATACTGGTGTATTTGGTGAATCAGGAATATCAATTGCATCTTCTTCCTCAACAGGGAAGCCTAACAATGTATAACCAATGCCGCCCTCTGCTTGATTAAATGGACGAAGTAATGGGAAACCATCATCAGTTTTCATTGTTTCAATTTTTGTTAGTGCTGCTGTATTTAATACCCATCGTGCTTTTTTACGTACTTCTTTAACAGGTGTATTTTTCATTTTCACTAATGCATCATAAAGATTCTTTTCATCAGTTTTAAACTCAACAGCTTTCTTTGCTAATGCACCATCATTGATGTTATTCGCTTCATCACCATTCACCATATATTGCGTTTCCTTACGAACATAAGCTTTTTTCAGCTCGTCCATGACAATTTGTTCAATTGGTAAACCTGTACGCGCTAATAACTTTTTCGTTACAGTTGCAAGTGCATCGAACTCCGTTGGTGATAATTCGATTTCATCGAATTCAATATCCGTTTCTGGAATTTCATTATTTGTTCGCTCATTTTTATGACCCTGTGCTTCTGCCTTTTTAACTAAAACAGGGTACTTAATGTTCTCTTTTGTTTTTACCCCTGTCCCTAATCGGCGTAAGAAGTTTTCTTCTTGAGCATACGTAATAATTTCTTTACTTAGGAAATCTGGAATCGTAACAGAACCATTACCAGTAACTAAACCTAATGCACGAGCTTCTGTTTCATCAATGTTACCTACAATGTAGTTTGCAAAAGCTGAACGAGTTTCCTTTTCTTTGTTTTTAGTAGATTTATGACCTTTAGTAGAAAGAGCTGCTGCGATAGATGCTGAAATAGCTGAACGCTGTTCTTCTGACAAATCAGTTTTTACATCCGGATTTTCTTTTGCTGCTGGATCTTCTTTTTTATCAGGATCATCGTCTTTCTTTTTGTCTGGATCTTCTTCCTTTTCTTTCTCTTCTAACTTTGCTAACTCATCAGTGATCGTTTGCACTTCCTTTGTTAATGCTTCTACTTCAGCCTTAACTGCTGCTAATTCTTCCGAACGAACTTCATTTTTTTCTACTTTCCCTTGTAATTCTGCTAATCGAGATTTCGTTCTTGTTAAAGATGCGTTTAAGATTTCTTTTAAATTCATATTAATTTACCTCCAGGACTTTTTTTATTTGTTTAATAATGTTGTTTCTTTCTTCTGTATCATCTTCCACAACTGTTTTTACGGCTGCTTCTTCACTTCTCATTTCAATCATGGCTGTATTTTCACCCCTGGTTTCAATGGAAGTGGCAACATAAGCTGGTGTCATATCCAAAATAGAAACCTCTAAAAGCTCTAGTTCTTCAATAGATCGTTTTTGAACACCAGATTCACCTTCTTCCCATGAATCTTTTTCAGAAACAAAACCAAATGACCAACCACGTAATTCTTTATTCCTTGCCTTCTTAATCACTTGCTCATCTGTAACCGTAGCGATGGCTCTTAAACCAATATTGTCTTCATACAATTCCAGATTTCCGTTTTCAATAGAACCAAGATTTCTATTTTTATCGTGGTTAAAAAGCAAGTCCACATTCTTTGCTTTACCCAATGCTTTCTCAAACGCCTTTGGGACAATTCTCTCTTCGAAATATCCCCTTGGAGAAGGCAACATGCGACTTTCTCTGTCCACAACATTTACATAACCATCAAGTATGACTTGATTCCCTCGAACCTCAATTTTCACCGTTTTCACATCCTTTCATTCCTAAAAATTGAAGCAATATACTCGGAGAACCAATGGCTAATTTCTCTTTTGAATAAACCCGTAGATTAACAATTTTATAAAACAAATAGGGCGGCTTCTCTTGTTCTACTGAACACATCAAAATACCATTTCCAGTCCCACAATTTCCAACTACCACATCGAACATGGTAGGACTTTTCTTATGAATTCTAATATCCATGTCTCCACAACTAACATGAATTGTATCTCCCTTCACGTTTCGTCACCTCCCCCCAATGAACTATCCGTTTCTTTTTTCTTACCGATTTCAGTTAAATCGTTTGAAATATAAATAGCTTGTGATTCTTTTGTATTTAGTTTAGGAAATCCAAGCAGATCAGCGACATTATCAGGTGAAGTAATAGCTGTACGCACAAGGTTGTAACCAATATTCGTTTTGTTGCTATACGTAACAAAATCAAGAATATTCATCTTAAATTTGATACGTTTCCCCGAATTCTGGCCATAAAAAAGAAGACTCAAATGGTCTTCCAAATTTTTCATGATTGGTCTCACTGCCTTGTTGTGGATATACATCATTGCTTTTTCTATATCTTCTTTGATTAGCTCCGTGTATGTATCTACATTTATGCCTAAAAACTTACCCAAATCCTTTTTGTATACATTTAGATATGCCAAAGTCTTTTCATCGTCTAGCGGGCTTTTAAGGGTATCTATTGAATACCCTTTTCCAAGTGGAATCATTTTTACAGACCTTGCTTCATCAATTGATTCCAGTTGATCTAAAATGGCATTGATTAACTTTGACTGCGCGCCATTCTGTGGATTGATATGGGCATCCAGGTTTAACAAGAATGCTAATAGTCCACCCTTTTTATATTTATCAGTTAAAGTTTTCTCAGCTGACATAACGCCCTCGAGTGTATCTCTTCCTAAATCAAGAATACCTTTTCCTCTTAAATGATCTGCACCAATATTTTTTACATGCCGAATCATAAATGGAGGAATTTCATGACCACCAATATTGAAATGCTCTACCAAATTATCATCTAACTCTGTAAAAACATTTGAAGCTAGATGTATTTGAGCACCGTTTAATATTGGGAATGTTTCCCCCTCGAGTAAATAGGTATTTGTCATTAATTTAATGAACTCAGATTGTGTTAGATAATTGTTAGGATTCCTTAAGATTTGAAGTGCAATATCATCTTTGATTTCATTCCCAAATTCATCTTCCACAACAATATCAGCCAATACCATTTGATTACTGATGTCTTGCAACAATTCGTAAACATCACTAGATTGTAAGATGTTTGAATCCGTAACATATACACCGCCATAACGAATGCTCTTTCCTAAAACATCATCAAGGTAACCGCGCTTTTCAGCTTTTTTAAATAAGTAATTTGAAAACCTATCCCTTAAACCCAATTTCTCACCGCCTCTCTATCGATAAATGTCACCAATCAATTCATCCATCCCTTCTTCAGTTATGCTATCCATAACCATCATCGTTTCTTTATGAGCACATAAAAAAGCAACAAATCCATCAATCTTCTTTTTGGACTGTCGCTTACTCGGTGCTTTCATTCCATTGATATTTGTTACAACTACAACGTTAAGAGCACAATAAACAAACAAAGGGTTATCGGTCATGATACGTTTTTCATAAATAAGTATTTCTGCATCATCCATCATTGCATTCATAACATTAGGCCACTGACTTACCGAGATACATTCGAGGCCAAGATTCTCAAGTTTCTCAATTAACTTTTGTGACATCGCTGGGTCATAGTTTATTTGCTGCACATCATATAAATTCATGCATTCTACAATGTAATCCATAACCTGATCCTGGTTTATCATCTTTCCATCACAAAAAGTAACAAAACCACGTTCAGCCATATAAGTATATGGAACATTATCTTCCTTCTCGCGATGTTCGATATCTTCATTAGGTACAAAATACATTTGTTTAACCTTCAATATTGACTTTCCATCTTCGGTATAACCAGCGTTAGGGAAATTCAAGCTTACACATGTTAAATCGGTTGTTTTCGATAAGTCTAAACCGATATAGCAAGTTTCACCTGTTAAATCACCCAGGTCTTCCACAAGAACATGCTCAACTTGTCCTTGTTCAAAGAAGTTTTCAGCCCCATTTACGAATACATTCAGATGTTTAGAAAGAAATTCGGCTTTTTTATGTGCTGAACGTGATGCTGAGATGAATTCTGTTTCAAGTGCACTCATCGTTACAGACACACCAATATTCGGATTAACCATTGCCCAAACATTACGGTCTGTCCAGTCATAATTTTTATTTGGTTCATAAATCATGACAAAACTTGAATCATTATCATCACGTTTCAATACTTCTTTTGCCTCACGATACAC